TGATCACTAATACAAATATCTTACCCATCACTTTTTCCCTGTTTTCTATCTTGCTTGAACCTGTGCTTGAAGAACACCACAAGATTTATGACGGTGTTGACAGTGATAGCCCCGATGAGCCACCACTGCCACCACGTCGGCATGTCTCCCCCGCCAGTCATGCCGCATTCAAGTCGACTACCTCACACGAACCTGCTGTACACGCAAGCTCACGAGAGCCAGATGTGTTATCTTCTTTTTCGTATTCGGACAGTGCGTCCCAGTCGATCTCAAATGCACCGAACCGTTGCTGCCATTCGAGATATTCTTCTCGTTCGATATCTTGATAGGGAGCTTGTTGATACGAGTGATCAGTGTGAGGAAGGAACGATACACCCGATGCTACATCGAAGTTATCATATATCCACGACCCAACTTGCATCCACTCGTGTTCCTTTACGGAGATCGTAACGGACGGCTTATGTTCGCACCAGTGAACTGCGTACGTTTTCCACAACTCTAGCTGTTCTACGGCTGTCATGTCAGTGCGTGTGACGGCAGCATCAGGTGATCGCATTGCAAATGAGAACACGGTGGTTGTGTCAGGCTTGGTTACGTCCGCCTCACTGTACACTCCTTGCTCCTTGAGGAACTGTGTCAAGGGGTCTTTGTTGTCAGCACGCACGGTACGAATATAGTAGTCGTTGTGTCTAGCGTGAATGCCGCTTGCAGCGTCCACCAGTTGCGACACAGTACCCGACGGTTTTACACAGGTGATAGCAGCCGACTGTGGAATACCAAGTTTCTCTGCGTACTCCTTGTTCGTATCGACGGCTACCTGACGCATCTCTTCGAGCCAACGTGGTGAGTCCACGGACTTTGAAAGAACGGAGTGATCCATGATACCAGTCAAGGATACGCCGAGCAAACGCTCGTCCTCTGTGTTGTCTTTCCATACCTTCCTCAAGTATTTGAAATCAGTTAGTGTAGACTGTAGGGTGCCCAAGATCGTAGCGAGGCGTACCTTGCTCTTCAATGAGTCGAGCGTATCACTCTCACGTACGACGACTTCCGACAGGTTACAGAACTGATACGGACGCAGGATAATCTCACTACAGGGATTCGTACCCCACATGTGTCCTGTCTCGCGTCGACCGTTACGAGCAACTTGCTTGTCAGCAGCTTCACGATTGAAAATGCCCCGCTCTCCTGTCTTCGAATCGTACAGGGCCAGCCACTCACGCATAAACGTGCCTATTTCCGGCTTACCCTTATAGGCTACAGAATTGTTAGCGAGTCCACGCTGACCGTCACGAAAGATGCCACGCTCAGGTTCGTCGTACCACTCACCTGTCTTGGCGTGACGCATCTGTTCGTCACTTAGGTTTGACAGTGAGATTAAGGCAGAGCGACGTACGCCACCTACCACAACAACCTCGCCTACCTTACACATCAAGTCGTGGCACTCGATAGGAAACAGACGACGACCCTTCGCTTTTTGAAAGAGCTTCACAGTGAATGTGAATAAATCGTTGAGAGGCTTCGGCCCGGATGCACGACCACCCATCGTCTTGAGGCGCGCACCTGACGGGCGTATGGCAGACAAATCCCACTTCGGAATCTGACCAGCGTAGAGAAGAGCGATGAGTTCGCGCAACGACTTCGCCCATCCGGGCTTCGAGTCGCCGACCTTAATTACCGTGTCTGTGTCATTCATCGTGTCGCTGACAATAGGCAGTTTTTCTACGTTTTCCCGTTCGACGGAGAAACCCACACCCGTGCCGCACATCAAAATGTACATGCACTCGTCGAACGAACGAGGGCTGTCTACGGGTATGTAACTACAGTTGTAACCACAAATGTTATCCCGAGCGAGAGCCGGACCCGCAGTCATCATCGCACGCATCGACGGCATGATATCCTGACTCAGGATAGCTTGTTCGATGTCGAACATATCTGTGTCCGAAACTTCGTACTGATGCTTGCCACGAACCTGATTACGCATATAGTTCGTGTAGCGAGACACGGTCTCGTCCCAGTTCTCTCGACGCTGTTCATCGTCGAGCCAGCGTGCGTATCGTGACTTGTGTATGAATTGCTGATACGGCGTAGGCAACATGTTATTCATCTTCTATCTCCTTTATGAGTTTATCTAAGTACCACTTCGCCTTTTCTAGGTCTTGGACGCCGTTCTTATAACGATAACGCCACAGGTACTTGATGATGTTTCCTTGCAGGTAGTATTGGTAGCCTTCGTCTGTGGCGGCGCGTATAGCTTCGATACACTCAACCCCTGCCTGATTGTAGTGTGGTGGACTGTTCACCATATCTGATCCAGTAAGTTCTAATCCTACCGTTTCTTTTTCCGCTCTCATTCGCATGTAATCTTCGTGTCTCACTGTTTCTTTCCGAAATCAACCTTAACGACATTCTCTTCTCGTACAAGAACAAGCTCACCATTGTCGGTCTGAACCTTAATCTCTTCGTTTTGACGTTTGATGCTGTCCATACCCGCTTCGAAAACCGTGTCGAAGTCCGTATGCAGAAGCTCTATAACGCCCGACAGTATGACAGAACCCATGTCCTGCAACTCGTCACCCTTCATCGTATCGTATGCCGTGATGGTGAAGCCATCCTCTGCTTCTTTCATGATCAAGTACCATCGATCCGGAAGAAGAGAAGCCTTCTCTAATTCGTGCTGTAAGTCACTCATTTGTACCACTCCTCTGGTATCGATCCCTCCGCCCAGTCGAACTTGTTCTTTGTAGCCCAGTCTGCGTAGGTCGTTTTCGATCCCTTATAAATTTTATTACGAGAATTCAGAAACACAAAACGTATATCGAGTTCAGGATGTTGTTCCTTTACAAGAAGCATCTTCACTCGATCACCCTTGTCGAAATGCCCCTTCGCTTCGATGTATATATTCGTCGAGGGTATAAAGAAGTCAGGCGTATAGGTACGCGGTTTAGGAAGATAGGTCAGCTTTGTTGACTCATACTCGTATGTGATGCCCCGGTCAGCGAGGGCACGTGCCAAGTTCAATTCGAAGTTCGAACGAAACCCGGCCTTCTTGGCCGAGCTTTGTTTCATAGACGCATTCCGGCGGACTCTAGGCGTTTCATTACGTACACCGACACCTCTGGTGACCGTGCTTCTATCAAGCAACATTCGTTTATCAAAGAGTTCAGAGGGATACATACATTGACTCCTGCGTTGGCTAACCTGCTTATATTTTGTATCTCATTTTCGACAGTAGTGATATCTCTCTTTTCGGTATCAGAGGATATCACCCCATCCTTCGTGAAGTTTTCACGTAACGTCAAGGGTAATCCTCTTTCGTGCTGACGTAAAAACACAGTTCGACGATCTCCTCCCACACCCTTGTGAGATTCGATGTACATGTGATACATCTCTTTGTTGAGTTCGAGAAGGTCTAAGTCGTACTCTCGTATAAAAATGTACGCCATCAAATCTCTCGTGTCTTGAGGCGTGAGTACCACACCATCGGTGGTGACTTAGCCTGTGAAGTGACGCGGGGATGTACGACTGCATTCGGCCAACAATGTGTCTTATACCCACACAGGCCACACTCTTTAGGTAAGACCTTATTGCCTGTACGTATCACTTCGCCCTTACGTTTGTACGTTTCGAATTCGTCTGTGTACGGACGGAACATTTCTACGTCGGGGTTGCTAAGAAACTTTATACGTTTTTTAGCATCTTCGAGATACTGCTCTTTGTCTTCACCCATCCAGTCGTATGTTTCTACTACAGCAACTTCACCACTCGACTTGTTAACAACTATCCAACCGCCAAACGGCAGTCCTACCGCTTCTGAGTAAAGGAAGCCCTGCATGATGTAGCCGAAGGGATCGTCCGTCTTCATGGCCTCGTAGCCGCCGAAGCCCGTAAACTTATTCTTGAAGGCCCAGTCACTTGCTGACTTGATGTCCCACACTTGTTCGACACCTGCACCGTCACGTATGATAACATCGAGCGTGCCTGTGATGTGATGCCCGTCGAGATCGAGTTTGACCTCTCGCTGGTAGTCGACGATGTCGATACCGGCCTCTCGCATAACAAGCATCATAACGGCTTCTGTGATGTCACCATACAAGAAGCGCATGACACTGTTGTACTGCATCGTCTCTTCGATGCCGTGCTTCTCACAAACTTGTTGGCAGAGGGGCTTACCGAGTCCGGACATTCGTATGCGATAACTTCGCTCTCGTCCGCCCAGTTGTTTTATAACTGCAGTCTTACAGTCTTCAACAAACAAATCGACGTTAGCCGGGGAGAGTTTTGTCTCCCCCCGGATAACCTTCGTCATGTAGTCTTGGATGTTAAGCAGCGTTGGCATCTTTGAAGTCCGCCGCGAGATCGTAGTCCTCGTCGGCTAACTGCTTCTTCGATGCCTCACCATGCTCTTTCAGGATCATTTGATTGTGACCGTTGATGGTCTCCTCGAACTTGATCATCAAGTCCTTGTCGTCCGAATCTAGTGATACGGTATCCACTAACGTCGGCACAGGAGTCCAGTAGATCACACTACCGCGTTTATTTTTATGTGTCCGCAGTAAAACACGACACTGACACATCAGTTTACTCTGGTTCGACAGACTGCCGATGAAGTCTGCTATCGGCTTGAAGCCTGACTTCTTGAAGTAAGCGACGAACGGCAATTTATCGAGCTTGACAGGATTACCTGCAGAGTCTTCGAAGTCTCCGCTGATCTTCCCGTAAATTACTTGATTGCAGACGACACTACGAGAAAGGAGAACACGGGGATCACCCTCGTCTAGGGACTCCTCCTCGTCTCTTGACAGTCGTCCACACTTATTACCGCCACTGCTGTCGGGAAACGATGCACGAAGAGAGTCGGTCTGAACAGACTTCGCCGCGAACCCGCCACGCCCGTCGTTCATCTCTGAGTCCCACACGCTATACTCGAAGCGCCGCATCAAGGGCTGGATCGTAACCTCTTTTGCATAGACGTTTCGACCATCGACCATCATCTTCCAGTTTCCCCGCGTGAGCGGTTCCCCATCATCCGATTCCTGATCGTAGTTAATTCCTAGTCGGGGAAGACCTACACGCTCCTTTGGTGAGTCGTCTGCCTGTCCCGTTAGGCGCATGATTTCCTTGAGGTCATCACCGCCGAGTATTTCTACCATTTCTGTCCCATCCATAATCCTTCTCCTTTGTGGAAATATAGGGTGTATGATATCTTATAGTTCTACTTCATGTAAGTCAAGCCAGTTTTTTCCGATCTTCAATTCTATGCCAACCGGCATGTCGTACGTCAAGCCGTAACGACGCATAGTCTCGAAAGGCAGCGACAGCATCGCGTGCTTCATCAAGTCGATGCACGTGTCCTTTTCATCCGGATGTACATCCATCACGATAGAGTCGTGAACAGTGTTACAAATCACGCTACGTATACCTGCACTCTTGACAACATTGTGTAATGAAACCAATGCGATAGGCAGTAAGTCAGCAGTGGCGAACCCCTGCACAGGATAGTTACATATCGCCGTACGATTTGTGGCTGTGCCGTATTCTGTCCAACGCGCATCGGGGAACGCGTACTCCCGACCGGACGGGAGAGCAATCACGCGCTCCGTAACAGCCTGACGCTGTAGCTCCTCGTGCCACTCTGTCACGCCAGCGTACTTGTCTTTAAACGCAGCGTAGTACCGCTTCTGATCCTCCGTGCCGGACGTGCCACCGTATAAGGGCTTGAACGTGTGAGCCTTCGCCTCTTGTCGTGTGCAGCCGATAACCGACGCTGTGTAGTTGTGAACGTCGACAAAGTTTCGCACGTCGGTGTATGCCTGTTCGTCCTTCGCAAGGAACCCTGCCACACGGAATTCTAACTGCGAGTAGTCCCCTTCAAGAATGTGACCACCACTGAAGCGACTTTCGACGACCTTACGTATTGCGAATGTCGAACCGCGTGGCATGTTTTGGAAGTTCGGATTGCGAGACGAAAGCCTACCCGTCGCCGTAACACACTGCATGAATTCAGGATGGATGAAACCCTTCGAGTCCACATTGTTCTTAATCCCCTCGACGAACGTGTTGAGGTAGGTACGCAGGGCGTTGTACCGCACGTACGACTCTACGAACTCGCGACCATCTCCTCGTAAGTCGTCCCGCCGTTCGTCGAGTGTGTCCTTATCCGTACGAAACCCTGCCGCCGCCAAGTCGTACGTCGAACGAGGCAGGAGCTTAAACCCCGCAACTTCACCCGTCGACTTGTATATCACGCCTGCACCGCCGCAGCCTTTACACTTACGAGCGAGTTTACTCGGAGTGCCGTCCTTACGCACGGGGCGGTTCTTTCCGTGACCGAGACAACCAGCACACCGCTCTGCACGGGTCTTGTAAGCAACTTCAGTCAAGCGACCGACATTACGATTGAACTCCTTACGTGACATACGTCGACGCATCTTAGGCTTGACCGTAGCGCCACGCCGTTCCGTACCCAAGTTGAACGTCGCTGCCCACTCCTGCTTATTCGTGACGCGACGGGAGTACAGAAGCATCGACCGATCATCCGGACTCGCAAGGTTGACAGGTGTGTCTCCTACCGCATCCTGTGCGAGTTCCTTGAGACGCACCTCTAAGCCATCCATCTCCTGCTTATACGCTCGTTCTATTTCTTCGAGTGTGTCGAGATTTATCTTCAAGCCCTCTTGTTCGATAGACGCGAGGGCGTCCGTCATCTCAAGCGACAGGCGCAGTGTCGGGACTAGCCCATTTTTTGTCTGCATAAATATCTCCGTATGTGGTGCCAAAGGCATCTAGCTGTTTGAGGGCTATCTCGTGTGTAGCGAGTACGTCAGCCCGTCCGTACTCTTCGATCACCTCCCACGGTATGTCGTAGAACGTGACCCCCTTCTCAAGATACGGCGCGACCATGTCCTTCTCTTTCTTGGTAACGTCATACTTTTCTGCAAGAGCAGCAAGTCCAAGAGGCCAACGCCTCGCTCGTGATAGAATATACTCCGCAACCATCGTATCATAAACTTCACCCTCGTACACAAACCCACACGCGCGTATCCACTGTAGATCAAATTTAATGTTGTGACCCACAAGAATGTCACAAAAGTTCAAGGCGTCTTGAAATCTTGTGAACGCGTCAGGAGTGGGCGGTTCCGTCGAATGCGAGTAACAGTCGTAGTACATGTACGGCTCACGTATCCAGCGCCATCCTATCGATACAAGGCGATTACCGAAATATGGTAGGGGGGTACTGCTGCCATTCGCTTTGGCCGTGTGCGTCGTTTCTACGTCGAATACGATACCGTTCATTCTTGCTCCTCGAATCTTAAGCGTGCGAAGAACTCCGCAAACTTGTATATCTGTTCTTCGCTTAGGTCAGGCCACCGCTTCCGTGCGGCCAGATACTCTTCGTCGAATAGACGCTTAAGTATCTCTTCATTTTGTTTGTTTTTCATACTACATACCATCTGCTGTCATAAGAAGAAAGAGACAGGCAAGACCTACATTGACAAGATCTAAGCCCGACACAAGAAAACCTATCGCTATCAGAGGAAAGAATATTGGAACCATCAGTAATACACTCCTCTGCGTACGTCGATCTGTGAGTTGATCATGCCGTGATAGCCGTTGAGCTTGTTCTTCGAAATACAGATGTGCCGTACGGTATTCTCCACCTCACTCGATCCGGTCTTGCCGATACCGATGATGATGTCCGCCTCTCCCGCCTTACCCGTACGTGAGTTGTCGAGCATAGAGTAGTCAATAAATTGACGATCGTGAGCCTCGTAGCTTGCCTGACTGACGGCCCAGACAAGACACTTGTTGCGCTTTGCTATCTCGCGCGCAAGGACGTACGTTTGCTTGAGGCGCTCGTCACCACGATTATACTCACCGCCGATACGAAACTTATCTAGCTGATCAGCGAAGATGATGTCGGGCTTGTTGAGTTTGGCATAGTCATCGAGTTCTTCGATAGACGTACCCACCGAATCCATGATCGTCAGGTAAGGTGCTATCTCCTCTGCGTAGCGACGTACGAAGTCATCACGCATCGGACCACGCATTTCCGACTTGAATACAGCGAAGTACGACTGTGCGATACGCAGCATTATTTTCTCTGCCGGTTCCTCATTCGCCCAGTACGAAACCTTGAAGCCTTGCCGAACGTACGACGCCGCAAGGAACGAACAAAATGTAGTCTTGCCCACTTCCGGACGCGCAAACAAGATACCCAAGTTACCACGGTCGAGGCCGGGCAGATGCTCACGTATCAGTTCGAATTCGAAAGGGAAGTCGGGATCGCCC